TCCAATAGATCCTAATATTATTGGTAATGGTTCTATTGGTGATGTTGTTATTTCTTCTTACGCATACACTTTCAAAGAAAAGAAAGGTACTGCAGTAAATCTACATGCAGTTAGAGTTAAAGTTCTTCACAAGTATGAAAGAGCAGAGTCTAATAGCCTTGACTTATTTGAGATGATGATTCAGAAACTGTAGTAATTGAATCTGAAGAAGCATCTGCAGATGATTTTGATGATATGCCTTACTAGGAGCTGATATGGTTAATGAAGAGATCAAGAAAGAAGGTAGTCCATATAAGGGCAGTGAAGCATATCACTACCAGAGTTATATAGACGACTACCAGTGGATTGAAGCCATTGGAAGAATGCCTAATTTTAGAGAACTATCTAATGGTAAATTCTTTGGAGTAGTCGAAGTATTGGCTAGAAAATATCTAGATAGATTAGGTAAGAAAGACGACCCTGTTCAGGAATTAGATAAAGCTATTTGGTATTTAAGATATCTTAGAGCTTGTATTAAAACTAACAGTGTTGCAGATCCTAAAAATATGGAGTAAGTATGTTTTATAATAGAGACATCGACGTAGATAGAGAGAACTGTGATTATCCTGAAAGTACTGATAATTGGGATGAAGATGATGGTGTTATTGTAGGTGCACATTCTTACAATAAAAACTGCTCTTGCTATCTATGTGATCCACCAGGATTTATGCCAGGTGATTAAGTAATTAGAGCGCCCTAGTGACAGTAGGGCGTTTTTATTTGGAGATATTTATGAAGTTGGTATACGACATAGAGACTGATGGTCTACTGCATGATTGTACTAGAATGTGGATTCTACGTGCAGAAGATGTAACAACAAAAGAGAAGTATAGGTTCCTTGAAGGTGACTTTGGCTGGAAAGAGCTATTCAATAACGCTGAAATGCTAATAGGTCATAATATAATTTCCTATGATAACATGGTATTAAAGAAATTATTTAATTATGATATTTCACCTGATGTAAAAGTAGTAGATACTTTATTACTATCTATGATATTAGACTATATGAGATTTAAAGGTCTAGGTCATAGTTTAGAAAGATGGGGCGAAGCACTAGGCTACCCTAAGATAGACTACCATGATTGGTCGCAGTATTCTGAAGAGATGGATATCTATTGTGAACGAGACGTTTCATTAAATGTCAGAGTTCTAGCAAATCTTAACAGAGAATTTCAGCTAGCTCCTAACAGAGAGTTGCTTTCAAAATATATAAGATGCGAACATATTGCTGCTACTTTTGTAGCTAAAGCAAATCTGAAAGGTTGGCGTATTAATATGGAGAAGGCTATCACTCTGAGAGATAAGCTAGAAGCTGAAAAAGCAGCTATTGTAGAAGCTCTAGAAGCTGATCTAGGTATCCGCGCAGTTGCTACTGATCTTAAACTAGGAGATGTAAAAGTACATGAACCTAAATTTACTAAGTATGGTACATATGTAAAATATCAGGCTGATTGGTTTGGTATTCAACCTGAAGATGCTTATCAAGAAGATGAAAGTAAAGATATTCTTGGAGGCGCTTATTGTAGAGTAGAGTTCAGACCTCTAAAGCTGAATAGTGTAGCTGATGTAAAAGTTTATTTGTTCAGACTAGGTTGGGTACCTACTCAATTTAATGTGAAAATACTTGAAGATAATAGTAGAGTAAATACTACTCCTAAAATAACTGAGGATTCAATAGAGTTCTTAGGAGAAAAAGGAAGAATGTATCTAGATTATTTAACTATTAGTTCAAGACTGTCGATTGTAAAAACTTGGGTAGAGGAGGAGAAAAATGGAAGAGTGCATGGAGATTGTTTCACTATTGGTACTCCTAGCATGCGGGCTAGGCACAGTATCATTGTCAATGTTCCCGCTGTCAAGTCTAAGTATGGTGGTGAGATGCGCGATCTTTTCATTGCTGATGAAGGAAAGAAAATCATTGGAGCTGACTCTGCTGGTAATCAGGCTAGGGGTTTAGCGCACTTTATTAATGATGAAAGCTTTACTAAGCTTTTATTAGAAGAAGATATTCATCAATTCAATGCTAATGCACTTACAGAAGTGCTTAGAGATTCCCTTCAAATGGATCACGAGGTATCGAGAGATCGTGCTAAAAGAATTTTATATGCTTTTCTCTTTGGTGCTTCAGGTGCTAAACTCTGGAGTTATGTATTTGATTATTTTGATCCTGATAAGGGAAATATTCTAAAAGATGGCTTTACAGCTAAAGTACCAGGATTTAAAGCACTTGTTGATAGTCTTAACAAAGAGTTTAAGAACAGTAAGGTAATCAAAGATGGCAAGCGTGATAAAAACGGCTATATACGTAGCCTTGCTGGTAATAAGTTATGGATTGGCGGTAGGCATAAGTTGCTTGTATATCTGCTACAGTCAGCTGAAAAAATCACTTGTTGCTCGGCTATAAAGTGGTTCAGTGAAAAGATGGAAGAAGAAGGAATTCCTTATGAACCTTTGATATTCTATCATGATGAAATACAATTTCAAGTAGATGAAATATATGCTAAAAGATCTGCTGAAATTGCTGCAATGGCCTTTAAAGAAGGTCCAAAAGAGTTTGGAGTCACTATCATGGATGGTGAAGCCAAGATTGGTAATAGTTGGTATGAAACACATTAAGGGGATTTATGAACACACAAGAAGCATTACTAGTAATGGTTGCTGAGGAAGCAGCTGAAGTTGCACAAGCAGCATGTAAGTGCCTAAGATTTACTCCAAATCACGTTTATAGTGAGTATAAGAAAAGTAATATGGATAGGCTTTTAGAAGAACTAACAGATCTGACAGCAACTGTTGGATTACTTATGTCTAATATTAACAAAGAGGATATAGATATGGAGTTGATAAGTGAAAGTACTAGAATAGCAATGCAACGTAAAATTAAAAGCCTACAAGTATCTAAAATTGTAGGAGCAGTAAAATGAGTCTATATGCACTAGTAGATGGTGATGTAATTGTTCATTTAAGCTGTCCTAGTAGAAGAGCTTTCCATGATATTGATCCAGATCTTCCAGATGATGAAGTTGAGTACTCTTTGGAAGATGATGAAAAGTATTTATCTGCTATCTTCTCAATCTACAAGAATAAGATAAATAATATTGTTCAGACTCTTTTTGTAGATAAAGTTCTAGTAGCTGTAAAATCTGAAAGTAATTTTAGATATAATGTCTCATCAGCCTATAAGAGCCACCGTATTAATAAACCAGGTGGTGAAATGGTTGCTGCATTACGTAGACGAGTACTGGAAGAAAATCTAGCAGTATGCCTTCCAGACTACGAGGCAGACGATCAACTTAGAATCTGGGCTGAAACACTTAGGGAAATGGGAGACGATTTCATAGTTGTAACTATTGATAAAGATCTCAAAATGATTGGAGGAAACTTCTATAATCCTAAGAGTTGTATCTCATTTGAAGTCCTACCTAGAGAAGCAGCTTTTAACTATTATCAGCAAATTCTAATGGGTGATGCTGTTGATAACATTAAGGGTATTCCTAAAATCGGTCCTAAAAAGTCTGAGAAAATACTAGATCATTGTAGAACTCATAAAGACTTTAAAGAGGCAGTAGACACTCAGTACATTATGGCATTTGGAGATAATTGGATGCAAGAACTAGAAGTAACAGGTAAGCTTATTCATTTAAGTAGATTTATTGGAGACCAATTCAACCTAGAGGAGTGGTTTGATGACCGTTCAACAGCCGTTATTTAATGGTCACTGGAGTTTTGAAGAACCTATGGGCGGTGCTGGCTATGTTGGTTTTATTTATATTATCAAGATATGGCCAGAAGGTAAGTTATATCTAGGTAAGAAACATTACCAAGTATCTAGAGGTAAATCGAAAGGGGATGAATCTAATTGGAGATTCTATTGTTCTAGTAGTGATGCTATGAAGAAAATCGTATCTATCTACGGAATGCAGGATTTAGAATTCATTTGCCTTGAGCAATACAAGACTAAGTCAGGCCTAAGCTATGCTGAAACTAAGTCTTTAGTATTAGTAGACGCGCCTTTAACTGATATGTGGCTTAATAAGAGAATTGAAGAAGTCGCATGGAATGTAAAAGAGCCAATGTCTGATCGACACTACAACAAACTGATGGAGATGAATTTGTGGCGACAAAAGGCACATTCGTAAGACACACACACTGTGACAAATGCGGTAGTAGTGATGCCAAAGCTTTATATAGTAATGGTAGCGCTTTCTGCTTTAAATGTGGTAAGTACTTTAAATCCGAGGAAGAAGAAGTGCAAGCAACTAAGATAGTGGTAAATAAGAAAGATGATAGCGCAAGAATTGACGATATCCTGAAATTACCTTTTAAAGGGATGGCATCCAGAAAAATAACCAAGGAGATATTTGAGTTCTTTGAAGTCAGGAGTGAAGTAAATGAAGACGGTAGTATTAAGAAGCATTTTTATCCTTACGGGGATGATGCCTTTAAAGTTAGAACGATTGAAGATAAAAGATTTCAATGGATCAACAACTCTACCACCTTATTTGGAATGGATAAATTTCAGCAAGGTGGTAGAAGACTTATTATAACTGAAGGTGAGCTAGATGCTATGAGTGTAGCGCAAGCATGTTTACTTAAGTATGATAAGATCTTTCCTGTTATCTCTTTACAGAGTGCTACAGGTAAGAAGTCATTTGCTGCAAATCGTGATTGGATCATGAGCTTTGGAGAGATTATTCTTTTCTTTGATCAAGATGAAGCAGGTAAAGAAGCACTAGAATATGCAATTAAGGCTTTAGATATTAGTAAGTTAAAGATTGTAGAAAGTCCTGAAAAGGATGCTAGTGATATGCTAGTCAAACATGGTGTTGAACCTTTATATAAATGTATCTGGGAGGCTCATAAATATGTGCCAGCTGGATTTATTAGTAAAGATGAGATCTGGAAAAGACTAGTAGAGTATAACGAAAAGCCGTCTATCAAGTATCCTCCATGTCTTGAAGGTATTAATACTAAGACTAAAGGCTATCGTGATGGTGAGATTGATTTGTTTATATCAGGTACTGGCAGTGGTAAGAGTACCTTAATTAGAGAAATCATTTTATCAGCACTTGAGAATACAGATCGTATGGTAGGTGTCATGGCACTGGAAGAATCACCAGAAGAAACTGTTAGAAAACTAGTAGCCATGAAGCTATGTACTAATCCTGTGTATCAACCATTAACACCTGATGAAATGCATGCACCATATCAGGAGCTGATGAAAGATGACAGATTGATGTTACTTGATCATCAAGGTGCTATTTCAGATATTGGTAGTATTGCTAGTAAATTAGAGTATATGGCTTTGATGGGTTGTAAAAGTATCTTTATTGACCATATAACTATGCTAGTGAGTGAAGGTACTGAAGAACTAACAGGTAATGAAGCTACTGATAAGATTATGAATATGCTGCTTAGGTTTAGTAAAAAGCATAATGTTCATGTTGGTGTTGTTTCACATTTAAGAAAAGCACCAAATGGTTCTAAATCATTTGAAGAGGGTAAGATACCTTCTGTAGATGATATCAGAGGTTCTGGTAGTATTAAACAAGTTTCTCATACAATTATTGCATTTGCTAGAAACCTAGTAGCAGATACAGCAGAGGAACAAAATGTAATTAAGATAAGTATACTTAAGTGCAGATTTACGGGTCTTACAGGTGCTGTTAGAGGTTCTAGATATATACCAGATACTGGTAGGCTAGAAATGAATGACGAGTCATTGAATGAAATTAGTTCACTATTTGATTATAAGGAAGAAGGATGAGTGTAAGTATATTATCACCTAATTATGTAGGTGCAAAACCAACAATGTTGATCCCTAAAGAAACGTACACGTACGATTATCCTCGGGCAATTGAGTTTGCTAAAGAACAAGTTAAGATTCTTTGGCCACCTGATGAGATTGATGTAACAAAAGATATTCACGATATTAAGACAAGGCTTACAGAGGCTGAATATCACGGAATGGTTACTGTGTTAAAGTTATTTACACTGTATGAACAAAAAGTCGGACAAGACTACTGGGCAGGTTATTTCTGTAAAGTATTCAAGAGACCTGATTTAAGACGTATGGCTAATTGTTTTAGTTTCTTTGAAGATAATATTCATGCAGTATTCTACAATCGCATTAATGAACTACTAGGTCTTAATACAGATGAATTTTATTCGTCTTATAAAGATATTGAAGTTCTTGCAGGGCGTATGAAGTTTATTGAGGAGCTTGTTGGAAAGAAACATGATATCAACGATATTTTAGTATCAGTTGGTACTATGAGTATGATTGAAGGTGCTATCTTGTTTGAGGGCTTCTCTTACATTAAACATTTCAATAGTACTGGTAAGAGTAAATTACTTACATTAAACAGTGGTATTGACTTTTCTATTGATGATGAGAGTATTCATGCACTAGCAGGTGCTTGGTCTTTCAATCAGCTACTTCATGAAGCAGTAACAGTTGAGGTAGCAGAGTTAGATCTTGATTATGTACATGATACCTTAATTAAGAATGCTGAATGGCTATACGAGCATGAGTGTCTTATTAATGATAAGATTTATGAGAAAGGGGAGCCTGATAATATCAGTAAAAAGGCTTCTAATATCTTCATTGGTCACAGATTGAACAGATGCTTAGAGAACATGAATCTTCCTACTATCTTTAGTGAAGAAGGTAATAGTATTGCTAAATGGTTCTATAGGGATCTTAAATCTAGTGTCCTACATGACACATTCATTACACAGGGCTCTGATTATTCAAGAGCATGGAACAGAGATAAATTTGGATGGAAAAAATAATATGAGTACGATTTATGATAAATTAGATCTTGAAAGACATGCCCTTCAAAAAGAAGGTAAGTTACCTTTATGGTTCAAAACAGCAGGCTGGCAGTTATTTAAAGAGAAAGTAGCAACAGAAGAGTACCCTGATTTTCTATCAGTAACTAAAAGAGTAGCAGATGCTGCTGCTAAATTTACTGATGAACCTTCATTCTATAGTGAAAAGTTCTTTGAGATTATCTGGAATGGTTGGTTAGGTATGTCAACACCTGTAATGTGTAATATGGGTGTTCCTAGTGGTAAGGCACAAGCAGTATCTTGCAGTGGTGGTACAGTTAAAGATTCAGTAGCAGCATTCTATGATTCATTGAAAGAGTGTGCTTTGCTATCTCAGCAAGCTTATGGTACTAGCTACTATTTAGGTGAGATTAGACCTAGAGGAGCAGCTATTAGTGGCGTAAAGGGCACGGCAAGTGGCCCATTGAATGTATTTGAGGATATTATTAAAGTAGCTCAACATATTACGCAAGGGTATCAAAGACGTGGTGCAGTAGCCTCTTATATCGAGATAGATCATCCTGATGCAAGAGAGATATTAACTTTCTGCAAGAACAACCCAGAGGATGCTAATTTGGGTTGGTGCATTAGTGATGCTTTTATTGATAAACTCAAAGCTGGTGACAAAGAAGCAAATGAGATGTTAAAAGATGTTATTATGCTACGTATGTTTCCTGGTATCGGATATATGATGTTCCCTGATAAGATCAATCGTAAACCAGTAGCAGCTTATGAAAGAAGAGGAATTAAAGTAAGAGCATCTAATCTATGCACTGAAATTGCTCTTTTCTCTGGAACAGATCATACAACTGGAAAAGAGTATACTTTTAGCTGTGTATTATCTTCTATGAATGCAGCAACCTTTGATGAATGGAAAGATACTAATGCAGTATTCTTTGCAACAGTATTCTTAGATTGTATCAATCAAAGTCAAATTGAAGGTCTGAAAGGTAAGCCTACATTTGAAAAGATTGTAAACTTTGCTGAAGATACTAGAGCACTTGGCTTGGGTCTGATGGGTTTCCATACTTATCTTCAAGCTAATAACATGGAGTATGCTGAGCTACAGTCACAATTCAAACTAAGAGAAATTTTAGGTCATATGAATTCTGAAAGCTTAAGAGCATCTCAATGGATGGCTAAGAACTGGGGTGAGCCTGAATGGTGTAAAGGACTAGGTCTTAGAAATACGCATAGAATGTGTATTGCGCCTAACTTATCTTCTTCACTAATTCTTGGTGGTGTCTCTCAGGGTATTGGTCCGATCTATAAGAATGCTTACGTTCAGCTAACACCTGTAGGTAAAGTTGAGAGAGCTTCACCAGCGTTAATGAAGATCATGAAAGAACGTGGAATTGACTTCGAAAAGGCTTCTGAAAGAATTGTTAATAATGGAGGGTCAGTTCAATATGAGGACTATTTAACTGATAAAGAAAAGCAAGTATTTCTAACAGCCTTTGAGATCAATCAATTTGATATTCTTAGAATGGCAAGTATTGCTCAAAGAGACTTAGATCAGATGCAAAGCATTAATCTATATTTTGCGGCTGAAGAAGATGAGGAATATATACGTGATGTTCATCAAGCTGCAATAGAAGATGAGTATATACATTCATTGTATTATGTAAGAGGTACCAAAGGCGTTAGTACACATAAAGAATGTACTAGTTGTCACGGGTAGTAAACATTGGGGGTGCTTTCGAGCGCCCCTTTTATTCGGAGATTCTATGAAACTTAAAAACAATCACACATATGTTACACGTAATGGCAAGATGAGAATTCAAGTAAAGAAAACTCATGACTTATTTGAAGAGTATTTTAAGGCTGATATGGAGGGTCTGCCAGGTCTTATATGGAGTGTTGAAGGTAAGTTTCTTAGTCCTTTTAGTGGCTATGAACATTTAGATTTAATCCAAGAATCAAGAAAATAAAACGCGCAAAAGGGGGTATCTTATATGAAACAATAAAAGATATCCCTTTTTAATTTGGAGTATAACATGAATACATTTGATATATTGGCTTTAAGACAGTCTGAAATAATCTACGTGAAAAATCGTGGACCACAGTTACATTTCTCAAAGATTATAAATCTATTGGGAATGCAACGAGCAGCTAAAGGCACTGTCCGTAAGTATTACCATAACGGTAACACAATTACAATTTATAACTAGGAGAATAACATGAGAACAATTTATAGTTTTAACCTTTATCCATTAACAATCGCTCAGTTACATTCTTTGACTATCCAAGTGCATAGACTAAGAAATATTGGAGATTATAGAATTAATTTCGTAATGGATGAAGATGACAAGATCTACGCTGAAGTAGGGCTAGATAACGAAAAAGGTAGTACTATAGAAATATGGCTATTTTCGATAGACGAAATCGTAGCTACACTTAAATTGAAATAGGAGAATAACATGAGAAGCAATAAATTCCTTGTCGGCACAACTTGGGAAGATGGTTATAAAAGTAAACTAACAGTAAAGTTTAACGACCATGATGTACTAGTAGTAAAGGTAGAAATGTTAAATGGTACTGTTCGTGATCGTATTCTAAACAAGGACGGGACAACAGATAAAGATACACGTCAATCAATTAAACAAGGCTGGAGAGGATAACATGAAAGAACAAGTACAAGTAATTTTAGGTAGATTCAGTTATGGATCATTCTTAATAGGTATGATTGTATCAGCAGCGATAGCAGCAGTAGTTATGAAAGACTATCAGCTAGTACATAGTACTAAAATCGGAGGAGTAGTAATCGAAGGAGATAGGATCTTTGAACTGGTAGAACTAAGCGACCCTTCACAGGGCGTGGTAAGAAAATAATATAATTATAATTTGGAGAACATCATGAACGAAACAATGGTACAACAAGCGCAAGAAAAAATAGAAGTTAAACTCGAACAAATGAGACTAGAGCACGAACAAAGAATTCTTGAAATGCATCAAGAAGTAAATATTGAAGCTAGAATGTCAGATCTTTTAGCGCAGTATGGATTGAACGTTTAACAATTTTACATGAGGCTCCTACCTCCCCACTCGACTTTGATAGATTCCCTTAACGGGGAGTCTATCAAAGTCACTTTTTATTTTTTTTTTTTCAGGTCATACAATGGATATTTACAGTTTACTACACGCACTTTCAATTACATCTTCTATGAACTCTAAGGTAGAAATATTAGAAGAACACAAAGACCTTAAAGAAGTAAGACAAGTTCTAAAATGGGCTTATAACAACCATACATTTGGTTTAAGTATTGCAGGATTCCATGCTAGTAACTTAGCTTACCAATCACAAGACTTTGAGTTCTTTCCAGCTCTCTATCAGATTCTAAGTCGACTTGCAACACGTGATTTAACTGGCAATGCAGCTAAGAGAGTCTTGCAAGACTTTTTAAATTGCTCGGCTAACAAGCAAGGTGAATTAACGCTAGGTATTGTTAACAGAGATTTAAATATTGGAATGAATGCTAAGAGTATTAATAAAGCTATTCCAGGGCTTATCTTTGTTCCTCAGTATATGAGAATGTCTTTACCAACTGAAGCATTTCCAGAAAAGTGGAATTACAGTCCAGGCATATACGTTCAAACTAAAATGGATGGTTGCTTTGCCAGTGTTGTTATTGATTACCATTCTAATCAAATTAATATTTTCACAAGAGAGGGCAGACCTATTCCTCTATGTAGATTGAATCCTACATTTGTAAGAGAGCTTAAAGATCTTCCTTATGGTATCTATCATGGTGAATTATTACTTATAGCAATAGCTACAGGTGATATATTAAAACGAAAAGAGTCAAACGGTATCTTTAATAAGATTGCTAAATCAGATGTAGATCTACCTAAAGAGTATACAGTACTTTATGTAGCATGGGATATGTTATGTAATGAAGAAGATAGATCGCCATATAGATCTAGATTTAATTTACTCAAAGTTAACTTACAGCGTAGTGATGCGAAATCTATTAGACTTTGTGATACTACTGTAGTAGCCTCATATGAAGAAGTTATTGCTATATTTGATCAAAAGACGGCTGA